AGGGACTCCCGCCTTGGCGGAGCCGTCACATCCGATTCCTTCACCGGCAAGCGGAAGCAATACAACATGCTTGACCTCGGCACCATGACCGAGATCACCACTCGCAAGGGCGACACTCCAGACGGTGACTCCACCGGCACAAAATACTGGATCTACCGCCGTCGCTTCGAGTTCGTGAAAGTCTGGGATGAGGACGATGAAATCAACCTTGGTCAAATCGCTCTGCCCGACTCGGACGAAGTGATGAGCCTCCAAGCTGCGAGCAATCGCACGAAGGATTCGGTCATCATCTCCAGTTTCGACGCCACTCGCTACATCGGTGAGGACGGCACCACGACTGACGCCTTCGACTCGAACTTCTCCATTGCTGTGGATTACGTCGCTTCCGGTTCTACCGCTAACAGCGGCCTGACCGTGGCGAAGATTCTCCAGGCCAAGAAGATTTTGGACGAGGCCGAAGTTGACGACGGCGAGCGCTACTTTGCCACCTCGGCGCAGCAGCTTCAGGACATGCTCCTCACGACTCAAATCACCTCTGGCGATTTCGTGAACGTGAAGGCTCTTGCCTCTGGCTCTGTGGATATGTTCGCTGGCTTCAAGTTCATTCGCACTGAGCGTCTGAGCCTGAACACCAGCACGGATGTCCGCACCTGCTTTGCCTGGCACAAGTCTGGCGTCAAGTTTGCGGAAATCGGCAGAACCGTTCACATCGACCTCCTGCCTGACCGCCGTCATGCGAAACAGCTTCGCGGTGTCTATCGCGCTGGCGCTGTCCGCACTGAGAACACCCGTGTCGTCCGCATCTACGCTGACGAAAGCCCATAACCTGAACTTGAACGGGGCGGTCTAAAAACCGCCCCTTTCTAAACCTCAACTCTCAATCACTCACTATTATGGCTAACGTCTTCACTTCATTCGCAACGGCGCAGAATAGCGCATCCACCGATTCCTCGGCGGCTCCTAACCTCAAGCAAGCGGGCGGCAATCTTCACTTTGTCCAAGTGTCGAAAACCGGCTACACCGCTGCCACGGCTGACCCGCTTTACCTCGTCCGGCTTCCCAAAGGCTCCCGCCTCATTCCTCAGCTTTGCTCTGTGGATTACGGTGATCCAGGCGCGGCTTGCACTGGCTCCATTGGCTACTTCACAACCGCTGACACTCCCGTTGTTGTCGATGTGGACGCTTTTGGAACCGATCTTGCGCTCGGCTCTGCCGCTGGTCGCAAGTTCTTCTCTGAGGCTACAACCATTGGCGTCGATTTCCTGAATCCCGTGACTTTCACCACGGATGTCTGGATCGTCGTCACTTGGACCACGGTTACTACTGCTGTATCCCATCAGCAGTCTTGGAACCTTGCCTACACTCTCGGCTAAACCGGGAACAACGCTTGGTCGTGTTGTTGGTGTTACCGGCCCGACGTGGAGTGATCTGCGTCGGGCTTTCCTTTTGAAAAGCCATGACTGAAACTGAAATTGCAAATCTTGCCATCTCGCTAATCGGCGGCAAGTCGCTGACGGCGCTATTAACTGACAACACTCCGCAGGCTGTGACATGCCGGAAGTGGTTTGATCCTGCGAGGGATGAGGCATTAGCTTCGCATCCGTGGAACTTCGCAACGAAGCGGTGGCGCAATGAGATTGCATGGACGGCGCTATCTGGCGTGGCGTTAGCCGATAACGGCTCGGGATTGATCCGTGTCACGCACAACACGCATTCAATGCAGACGGGTGACAGAATCCACATGCGGAATGTTCAAGGCGTTCCGGCTGCAAATGGTACTTGGTATATTACAAGGATCACCCAACACACTTTCGACCTGCAAGATTCTGTTTTCAGCGGATCGCACACGAGCGGCACAGGGGAATGGATTCTCGCCCCTTTGTTCGGCTGGGACTACCAGCACACGCTTCCCGCCGACTGCCTGCGCGTGGTCAACGTCAACGGATTCGAGGCGAATGAAAACGACTCCGTTCCCTACGCCGTGGAGCTTGGCAAGCTGCTCACGAATGAGGACATCGTCACATTGCGATACGTCTATAAGAATGAGACGCAGACGGAATGGAGCCAGCACTTCATTAACGCATTCGCGCTTCTGCTGGCCTCCTACATCGCGCAAGACTTGACCGGCCCGAGTGGCAAAGCAGCAGAACTGCGCGGCAGATTCGAGCAGCAAATCGGGCCAAAGGCTAAAGGGCAAGACGCGAGGCAGGGCAAGGGCCGCGTCATTGATCCTGACTACGATTCCCGTGTTGTCCGCGCTCGTCGCAATTTTCTATGAACACACTTCACGCTAATTTCAACGGAGGCCTGATGAGTCAGAAGCTCGCGGGCCGCTTTGATCTTGAAAAGATTCGCACGGGCTGCGTTCAGTTGAAAAACATGCTCCCGACTCCGTTCGGTGGAGTTTTCAAGCGACCCGGCTTTCTTCACGTTGAGCGCCAAAGAGATGACACCGAAAAGGCCAGGCTGATTCCGTTCCGGCGTTCAACGGAGGTGAACTTCGCTCTTGAATGGGGCGACGATTACATGCGTGTCATTGGGCAGGCTTTTGAAGCGCCCGTCTTTATTGGGTCTGGCGATTACGAGCTTGGGGAAATCGTTCAGTATGGGTCGTCGCCAAACTTTGAATACTGGGTTTGTCACACGTCATACACCTTCAATCCGGCTGGCGCTCCGTGGGCAGATCCGAGCGTGACCGGGAAGTTCACTCAGATTGGTGGGCCAACCGCTAGCACAACGACGGATGTCGTGATTGATTCGCCATATTCTGCCGCCGAGGTTTTCGACCTCCAATATCGGCAGCTAAATGACGTGATGTTTCTCACGCATCCAGACCACTTTCCGCGCAGACTTACCCGCGTTTCGGATACTCACTGGCAACTCGAAAAGGTTCCTTTCGAGTTCGCTCCTTACCTCGACCTGAACGAGACGCGCATCGCTGTTCAGGTTCAATATACCGGCATCAACAAGTGGGCTGACTCGTGGGCGACTGCCACGGCCTACAAAGCGGGCGACATCATCCAAGGCACGGGCGCAACGGTGGGGCGAATCTATACCTGTATCGCTGACCACACATCCGCAGCGCTGACGCAGCCGGGAGTGGGCGCAAACTCTGCAACGGTCTGGACTCAGATAGCCACGGGTTACGCTGTTGGTGATCGTGTCTTAGGGCTGACAGCGCCTTACGAGGGGCAAATCTTTACGTGCCATACGGCACACGGCGGAGCGACGGCTGACGCGGTGGACGAGCCTGGGGCTGGCTCTGCCTGGGAATCATATTGGAATCTCGGCACATCATCCGTGACGGTGGCAGCGTGGGCAGCGGGCACGACTTACAGCGCCACGAATAAGGTTCGCTATAACTCCGTTATTTATGAATGCCGCCAGTCACACGTTGCCTCTGCTCCTATCAATGGACGCTTCGGTAAAAGTGGCGGCAATCGTCCTTCAGACGGGCAAGCGTGGACTTCCTTCTGGAAGATCAGCAGCGCAGGTAATGACCTTTCTGGACTGGCTTTTAACCTCGTCGCCACTGAGGACCTTTTCACATCCTCCGACGTGGGGACGAATTGGCTTTTGGAGCTTGGGACAACGGGCCGGTATGACTCGATTATCCTGTCCGCAGGAACGGCAATCGGGCCAACTGAGCCGCTTTTCATCCAAGGCAGTTTCCTCGTCACGACGACATGGAATAGCGCCTCGGCAATGCTTGGCAGTCTGGCGCTCGAAGAGTCGCTCGACGGTGTGACGTGGAGCAAGATCAAGGACTGGAATCAGACAGCAGCGAACGACGGAAATATCAGCTACGATGGCACGGCTCCAGACGTGGGGGCGTGGTATCGCATCAGCGCAGCGCGAACGAGCGGCGGCGCTGGCGGCGTGATGAAGATCGAGGCTGTGTCCTCAGTGATCAAAATGCCGTTCCTGATTGAAAGCTACACCTCCGCGACTGTCGTTGGCGGCAAGCTCATCACCGTAAACGACCAGCTACCGCCAGCGGCAGCGATTGGCGTTTCAACCACGAATTACCGCAAGCCTGCCTTCTCTCCCACTGAAGGCTATCCGCGTGCAGTGTGCTTCCATGATGGGCGAATCTGGTATGGCGGCACTACAGGCAAAGGCTCGCGCATCTGGGGCAGCAAACTCGATGACTTCTATAACTTCCTCACAGGCTCGCTGGATGACTCGGGGCTGGATGTCACACTTGGCGCGACTGAGGCGAATGATATTCTCTGGCTGGCATCGCACAATCGCGCAATGATCGTCGGCACGTCTGGGCAGGAGTGGACCATTGACGGCGGAGACGCTGAAACGGTGATCACGCCAACGAAGGCGCGGGCACGAATGCGCACGAAGCACGGCTCTTATGGCATCCAGCCTGAAGTCGTGGCCGAGTCGCTTCTTTGGGTTTCACGCTCTGGCCGCTCAATGCGCGAGTTCACTTATTCATTTCAAGTGGATGGTTACACCGCTCCCGACATGACTCAGCTCGTCGGCCTACTTGATGGCAAAATCGTGCAGACAGCTTATCAGTCTTCACCGACGCCCATCGTGTGGGCGGTGACAGACACCGGGAAGCTCTACAGCTTCACCTATGACCGTGAACAGAGCGTGACGGCTTGGGCAATGCACACGACTGGCAACGCTGACGGGCACTCGTTTGAAAGTGTGGCAGTGATCTACGGAAACGACATCGACGAGGTTTATGTCACAACACTGCGGGGATCTTATCGCTTCATTGAGCGGCTCCATTCTCCGACTCTAAAGTGGATCATGGACGAGCGGAAGGACTCCAACGACGAACCTCTCTGCTTTGTCGATGCTGCTCAATCTCTGACTTACTCCGCGTCTGGATCGCCTGCCGCTCCAGGCTTTTACACCAGCGGCTCTAACATCCTCGCGTGGCTTAATGACGGCTTCATTGAGGCTGGCAGTTTCATCACCGCGTCACTCGGCTGGCAGTGGCCGGACAGTGATTCTGGAGTGGGCATTGTGGTTGTTGCGTTTGTGGGCCATTACGAAGCTCCAGCGCTAACTAATATGACCGGAGTCGCTGGGTCATGGTTTTACGGACTACCCGTGCTTTCCACCGTCCAGGGATTTCCTTTGGACGCGCAACTTCAAGACGGCACCGGGCAGGGCAGGCACTGGCGGGCAAACCGCGTCCAGTTGATTCTCGATAACTCACTCGGCGGGAAGTATGCAGCAAACGCAGGTGACTTTGGATACGCCTTCGGAGCTACTGGCTACTCCACGGGCGGATTCGACATCGAATATCCATCTGGCACCGATAAGCCATTCACTGGAAGAATTGATCTACACATTGGCTCCGATTGGGGGCCGACAACCGAATTCACTATCCAGCACGACGACCCGGTTCCCTTCGGCCTCCTCGGCTACGTCTTAAAAGGCGAGGTAAGCGGTAGTTGACACGACTCTAAACCAGTGGCAGAATGAAATATGATCACCGTCCGCCAAGTCCTTCCCGAAGATATGCCGACACTGACGGCGTGGGCGGAGGAGCGCGGGTGCGTTCTTGAGCCGCTTTTACTGTCTCCTCACGGATTCCTCGCCGAGTCGAAAGGCTCTCCCGTTCTGGCCGTGTGGGCTTACATGCTGCTCGATGTGCCGGTGATCGCTTTGGACAATCTCTTCTCACGTCCCCAGACTTCCGCGAAGGTCATTCGTGCCGCTCTCGCCGATGTCTTCCGCGTGATTCAAGACTGGATGAAGCGGCTGAATGAACTCGGCGGCGTCAATTACTGCGTGATCAGAACCTTCATCAACTCGCGTCTGGCAATCGAAGCGGAAAAACTCGGTTGGAAAACGGCAGGAAACTACACTCAAGCAACTCTCACTCATCATGGCTGAATACGCTGGCATTATTTACGGAGTCGTCGCTGTGGCAGCTTCTGCGGCTGGATCTGTTGTGTCCTATCAGCAGGGACAGCAAGCCGCGAAACAAAGCGAATACAACGCCAAAGCGCAGGCTGACGCCATCGCGGCAGAGCAGAAGAGGAAGAACCTCGAGCTTTCCGAAAATCAGCGCCGTCTCTCCATTCAGTCTCGTCGTGAACGTGCAACTCAGTTGGCCGATCTTGTCGGCACCGGCTTTGTAACAAGCACAGGAACGCCGCTGGCAATCATGGCCGATACAGTCGAAGCGCAGTCTCGCCGCTCGTCTGACATGGCGACGGAAACGCAGCTCGGCAACTGGCAGCTAGGGACGCAGGGGCAGAGTATCCTCGCTGAAGGCCGCAGCCAAGCCTCGCAACTGCGCGGGCAGGCTGGCGCATCGCTCGTCTCTGGTCTTGCCTCCGCTGCCGGAAGTGCTTATGGCATGTATCAAAACCGCCCTAAAACCGCTTCTATTTCTGGCGTAGCGATGCCAGCCGGTTACACTAATCCTCGTGGCGTTTCTGCCCGTCCATCTGGCCTCTAATTATGCCGACACAAGTCCCCCTCATGAATCGCGGAGCTATCCCGCTCCAGCAAAGCGGCACGATGGTAGCACGAACGGCGCAACTCACGGCTGGCGATACCGGCATGGGGCGGGCGCTCCAGGGTATCGGCGCGCAGTTGGCAGACATGGCGCAAAAAGAGCAGGAGGCCGACGATGCCCGGCTCATGATCGAGTTTGAAGGCGACATGAGGAAAGCGGTGGACGAGCAGAGCGTTTTCCAGCAGCAAGTTCAGGAACAAAGCGAATGGTTGCCAGCGTGGCAGAAACGCAGCACTGACCTTCAAAAGCGCCTCGATGGGCTCAAAGTCTCGGACAAGACGCGGCTCAATCTCACGCAGTCGTTCGGGCAGTTTGCGGATCGGCACACGCTGAACATTCGTGGGCAGGCTTTTGAGCAGTCGCAGGCGAGGGCAAAAGAAAGCATTTTGAATCGAAACGCTCAAGCCATCCGCGACGGCGACGTTGATGCCGTTGGGCAAACCATGAGGCTTGCCGCTGCGTCTAACGTTGGACTTCCAGAGTGGCGTGATGGTGTGCAAGCTGACGCCATGGAAAAGGCCAAAGCCGTCAAAATCGAGCGCGCCAATACGCAGGCAAACACGGCGCTGGCAAACAACGACGTTGAATCAGCGATGGCTGTTATTGAGCAAAGCCCGATGCCTGCCGACGAAAAGGCGCTGGCGATTGCTCGGCTCAAAAATGGAGCGGCGAGAAAAAAGGAAGCGGATGATCTAATGGTCATAGCTAACGACAATCCAGACATGGCGGCAGAGTTGGCTGTTGTGAAGGAACGCGAAGGTAAGATCACAGGACAGGACCGCGTGAACATTGAGCGTGAGTCTTATCAAGCGAAGTCATTCAAGCGCCGTGACGCTGTAACAAAATATAAGGAGCGGCTTGCTTTGCATGACATCCCATCGGCTGACGAATTAAAACAAGACGCAAGTCTGACCGACTTTGACCGCGCCAGCATCGCGGCCCTCGCCACTGGCAGCGTCAACGATCCTGCCGAGTTTGAAAGCGCACTCACTGCGGCCATGTCGTTTGACCCGAGTAAATACGTTGACCCTCGCGAGGCTGTAACGGCGGCAACTCAAATGGAGGCATCTTTTGAGGCGCGCTTCGATGGTCCTTATCTGGATAATCTCCGCTCCGAACTCACAAAGCGCCGTGACCGTGATGCCGCTGCTCCAACGTCTGAGACTGACATCGGCCCGGCTATGCAGCAGTTGGAAGACTCTATTCGCCAAGGTGGTCTTTTCCCGTTGGAGCGTCCCGTGATGCAAGACGGCAAGCCTGTGATGCAAGACCCAAAGAAAATTGGATTTGTGATGAAGCCGGGATGGTTTGGCGAAAGTCCTTCAGATGTGAAGGAGAATGAGGGCAAGCCCGTGCCGTTGACTGAGCCTGACAAGGTGGCAATCGAAAGGGCGGCAGCGATTCAACGCGAGATCAGGCGCACGCTTGAAAGTGAAGTTAAAGCCGGGAAACTCAAGGATCAGTCAGAAATCACGGCCCGCATGTTTGATCTGTCCACTATGAAGGGGGTCAAAGTAAAACCAGTGAAGCCTAACCCTCTTATCCCATCGCTTCAAAACGACGGCATGAGTGAGGAATCATTTAACGAAACTCTGAAAAAATACGGCAAGTAATATGGTCATTGACGAAAACGACGCTTTTCAGCTTTTCCAAGGTATCGACACCATGCCAGAGGATATGCGTCCGCGTGCCGCATCACTCCTTGCTGACTACAGGGCGCAGCAGGAGACGCTAGGCGCTCCGCTGTGGCCTACGCAGGAGAAGTTGAAGCAAGACCGCAAGAAGCGTGTGCAGGAGGTGTTCCAAAACCCTCTCGTCTTGGATACTGAAAATGCCGCATTTGTTGAGGCAAATCGAGCCAAGCCCGGCTTTGGTGATCAGTTGCGCGCCCGCGAGGCTTCTATTCTCTGGCTGGCTGACCGTTACAACGCCGATGAGGCAGACGTGAGAAAGCGCTACGACTTCTATAAAGCGGATGCCTCCCAAAAATGGGGCAATCAACCGCTCGATGATTCGACTTTTTTCAGCAAGGCAAAGTCTGAATTGGATGCTGATATGGTGCGCGCCGAAAAGCGCAAGCAATCGGCACTTACCGGCATGGAGTCGGCGCTATCTGGCGCAACAATGGCGAGCGAGTTGGCACGCTTTCAGGAGTCATATCCAGACGCCACCGAAGAGGAAAAAGTGACGTTTGCTGATTCGCTGTTTCAGACATCCGTAGCACTCGCGCCACATCGGCGACTGATTGACGCTGCGGCTCCGGCAATGCGCAGAATTCAGCAGGGCAAGGCTACGGATGAAGACCGCCAAACTGTCGAACAACTTACTTGGACGCTGGCGCAGTCACAAGGGCGTGACCGTAATATCCTCATTCGCTCGCTTCTCATGGGTGCTAAGAAGGTCGCGGAAGAGGGCGGCAAGCGCGATGTGTCGGGGACATTTGCAGGCAGTGCCGTG